AGGAACTCGAACTCGGGATGCCACCCGAGCCGCGACCACCCTTCACCCTCCGCCACGATGTGCGTCGGATCCTCACCGCGACGCATCGGCAGAAACCGGACACCCGAAGACGATTCGGTGATGTCCAACACCATCTGCGCCACCTCGTTCACGGTGAACGCCTGACCGGTGCCACCATCAAACGTGCAGTCGTCACCATGCGCCGTCGCGTCGACCAGCATGCGTGCGAGGTGCGATGTGTGGATCAGGTCGACGGTTTGGGTGCCGTCCCCCCAAATCGGGATCGGACGGCCCGCCCACGCCTCAACAGCGAACGTCGGCACAATCTTCTGTGGGTGGCCCGGCCCGTGCGCCTGGCCGGGGCCGAACGCGTTGAAGGCTCGCACATGCGACACCGGCAGGTTGTACGTGCGGTGATAGGCCGAGGCGAGGCGTGTGGCTGCCACCTTGGTGGCCGTGTACACGCTTGGGAACACCTGCGGCATCGTGATACCCACATAGCGGGCACCGGGCAGCAGACAGGCTTCCAGCACGTTCACGGTGCCGTGTACGTTCGACGCGATCGCTTCGTGGACCGTGTCGAACAGTTCATGGGTTCCGAGCACGCCGGCGAGGTGGATGCAGGCGTCCGCGTCAAACGACAGGGGGCGCCGGATGTCGTAGCCGTTCTCCAACCCGAGAACCAACGCCTTATGGCCGCGGGCTTCGAGCTCGTGGACAACATGGCGGCCGATGAACCCCGAGCCCCCTGTTACGGCGACAATCATGCCGCCGCCTTGTGTTCGGCGAGCCGACGTTTGAACGTCGCCTGATCCCGCTCCGCGTACCGCTGCCCACGGACGTAGGTGTCGTCCGTCTCCGCCTTGCCCCACGCCGGATGCATGTGCTCCACGATCGACGCCAACGCTGGCGCCCACACGTTGCGCTGCTTCGCTGCGGTCACGATCTCGTCATCCACGAACCAATGCCGATACCCGCTGTGGCAGACGACGCCGGGACCATCCCAACTAGCCCCGACGGTGTCGATGTACTCGCGTGAGATGAGCATGTGGGTGGCGTGGTCGCCGGACATGACCCGGTCGTTACCGAGATCGTTCGTGCCGACCACCTGCGCGCCCGTGTTGCGGGCCACCTGTTGTGCGTGATCCAACCAGCCCGGATGGAACTGGACATCGTCACCCGTGATGAAGATCCACGGTTCGTCCGGCAGGTGCGGACGCGGGTACTCGCCGTACGCAGCGTTCACCTTGTCGGCAAACGACACCTTGTCTGTGCGGATCGTCTCGGCGCCGGCTTCACGCCAGGCGTGGTAGTCGTCATTCGTGGAGCACACCGCGTAGACCGTGGCGAGCCCGGTAGACGCCCGTAGCGACTGCATGAACGGCACGGCGTTCTGTGGGCGCTTCAACACGGGCACGATCACCGCGACCTCGTCGACAGCGGGCTGTGCGACGAGTTCGCCCATGTACACCATCTCGGTGGCGTAAATCGTTTTGAGGTGCGACGTCTTCACGCCGGCATGCACATGCACGGGGATGCCGAGCATCCCGGCCCGCATACAGAACGACGTGTCCTCACCCCACAACTTTTTGGCTTCGGGGTGTTTCATCCGGTCGAACGCGCCCTGCCCCGGCCACTTCGCAAACATCTGCTCGAACACGCCCCGGTGGATCAGCAACATCGCCGCGCCCGTGGCGGAACACTGTTGGAGTTCGCCGGGGACGTAACCCCAACGGGCACGGAAGCCGATGTCATCCTCCGTCTTCTTCAAATCGAAGATGGTAGGAAACGGCCGTTTGATGACAGCTTGCGCGAAATCCAAGCGGTCGGTGATCGGACCGAACCCGAAACAGAGCCCGCCGACGATCGGACGGTGGACAGGGTCGGCGGCGGCGATCAGGTTTTCGAGGGCGTCCGCATCCCAACCCATGTCAGAATCGACGAACCACAACCATTCAGCCTTCGACTCCATGAAGGCGTCCACGATCTCGTTGCGGCCCTCCACGACACCCACGCTCGAGCAGGACTGGATGGCGTAGCCGCCACGCCAAATCCGCTGCTCGCCTTGGAAGTCGAGCCCGAGAGTCGGGAGCAGGGACCGCATGAACGACGGCGAGAAGCCGTGCTCGTCATCGGCGAGGAACGCGAGGCGGACCGAACCGCGGTCAACGTCACCCACGCTTCGTCGCCCTGCGCTCGCCAGGCGCCTCAGTCGCCTGCTCAACAACCGCCGACACCCACCCACGCGGGTGGACCTCGAGTGGATCAGTCGAGAACAGGTCGGGGCGTGCCATCACTAGCGGATGGTCTGCATGCCAGGCGTCACCGCGACGCAGGTTCAAACCCCACGCCCGCAGCGAACAGGTGTCGCGCGCGAACACGTAACGGGACATTGTTTGTCTCCAAGGCGGTGGTAGGCGGTTTGCCCCCCGGACCCGACCGCCTAGGCAGATCCGGGGGGCGAAATTGACCCGAAGGTCAGGCGTTGAGCAGGAGACGGAAAGCGTTGTCGTTAACGCTGTTCGCCCCAACCCTCCACCAGAAATACAGGCCACGCGACCCGTTCGGGCGACGGTTCGAACCGAGCAGATGCGGCACGAACTCGACACGGGAACCCACACGATCGAAGATCACATAGTTCGAGAAGTCGCCGACCACCATGAGCGGGGCCGCCAACGTCGAACCGGTGAAGTCCGGGAACGAGGAGTTTTCGTAGTAGGGCCGTCCGAGGACGGCGAAGTTGTATGGCGCCGTCAGGTCAACGGTCTGGTTGGACAGTCCGCCCGCGGTGTCGAAGCCACGAACCTCGTTCATCAGGTCGATCGACGACATGAACGATGCCTGCGGCCGGTAACGGGGGCCGAGCGCACCGAAGATGGCCCGGACGTCGACGGCACCGAAAGCGCCGTCAGTCGTCGGCAGGACACCAACCGTGGCCGAAGCCGCGACGAGTGCGGTGAGGATGCCACGGGGGACGTCGGAGTTGCCTGCACCGGTCACAAACGCCGGCGTCTCAAGCACATCCTTCGCCTCGGCGAACAGGGTCGCCATCTCCGAAGCCAGCGACGTCCAGTCGCCCTCGATTTCAACCGAGAACGGAACGAACGCCGAAGCCTTGTGGCTAACGACCGTGGTCTGACCCAACGTGGGACCATCGTCCGAAACCTCGATCGTCTCCGAATCCCACGACGCGGTGATGCCGGCCGAGGTGACGCCACGCCAAGTGTCGTCAATCCCGGTCACGATCCTGGCAACCTGACGCATCGGGTTCGCAACACCGCTGCCGGTGAAGATGATGCTTGGGTCGAGCAGGGCGGGGACCGCATATCCACCGTTCGCGTCGGCCAGCGCCAAAGCGGTACGGGCCTCCTCGACGGCTCCGACAGCGCGCCGCTCGTCGTTCGTCATCAACATCGCCTGACCGGAGATGTACTTGGCGAACGCCGACCGGTACTCCGGACGGGACGTGGTGACGACGTGGGTTGCCATGCGGCGCCCCAACCCGTCGATCAGGTCGTTGGTGTGCGCCTTCTGGTCGGCGGCGAGGTGGCGGGACTCTGGCCGGTCAAGGATGGCGCGGGAGGCGTCCCGGATCTCGCCGGCGTCCATGTGGCGGACGTCGGTGTCGTACGGGTCAACCTTCTTGAGATGCTGCAAGCCGCCCGCGATGGTGCGACCCTCCGCCTTGGCGGTGGCGTGCGCCTCAGCGATGCGCTGCGTGCGCTCCTGAGCGGCGATCGCCTGCGTCTTCAACGTGGCTCGCTCACCGAGGATTTCCTCGGTGCGTGCAACGTCCTCGTCTGTCGGGTCGGGAAGTGCCGCGATGCTTTCGAGCTCCGCGTCCAGTTCACCAACCCGAGCGTTGATGTCATTCAGAAACATCTGTACTCGTCTCCTTCGTGAGAAATCCGAGTTCGGCTGCGTTGAGCAGGTCTCGGATGGTTTGGGTGTTGTCGCGGCTGGTGACGGGTGGTTCGACCGGGCCGTCATCGGGGGCGGGCTCCACCGCCGCGGTGGAGGTGCCAAGTTCTTGCGCCAGAGCGGCGCGGGTTTCGTCGTCCAAAACCCCCATGAGGGAGCGGACAGCGACCGTTGTCTGTTCGTAGGCGGGGAACACGACCGGGCCGGCTTCGAGGAGTTCGACTTCCCGGATGGTGCGGGTGTCGCCTTCGGTGTCGGTGCCCCATTCGTCTGCGACGACACGGAACCGGAACGACATGCCGGAGATGGCGCCATCCCTGATGGCGTCGCGTACGGGCTGGATCAGCCAGTTATCGGACAGGCGGGCACGGACGAACAGGCCGTTGCGGTCTTCGCGGAGCACGGTGAACGATCCGAGGGGCAGCGCCAGGCGGGGTGAGCTGCACAGACGTCAAACCGGAATGTTCGCCAACGAGCGACTCGAACCGGCCCGTAGTGACAGCCAGGACGACCGCATCAGGTTCGTAGCCGGCTTCGATCAACTGTCGGATCGTCGATGCGCGGGTCGCCCGGATGTTGGCTTCGTCGGCAACGTCTTCTTGGAAGAACGAAACGTCCGAATCGTCGTACCAGAGGCGTGCATCGGGGGGTGGTGGCACCAGAGCAGAGAACGCGTCGCAGAGCGAGCCGAGCAGGGGACGGATCTTGGCGTCCGCGAACAGGCGGCGAGTCGCCACATAGTTGCCGGCGTTCAAACTCGAGCCCTGCATCCCCTCCGAGAACGCGGCGACCACGGCCGGCACACCGGC